GAAAATCTTGACAGATATACTAAATTACAAACATACGTTGGTGCTGCACTTACAGAATACACTGGATTATCAACAAACACTGAATCTTACTCCTCTACAATTTTTGTAGATTCAACAAAAGGATATCCAAATAAGTATGGTCTGTTAAAAATTGATGATGAAATCATCACATACACAGGAATTGGAACAACATCATTCACAGGATGTATTCGTGGTTTTAGTGGCGTATCTAATTTAGATCAACCTACAAAACCAGATCTTGTTGAATTTAAAACATCAGTCGGTGCTGCACACACAGGTGGTAGTAAAGTTCATAACTTATCAAATCTTTTTATTCGTGAATTTTTTAATAAATTAAAAACAACTTTTGCGAGTGGTTTTGAGAGTCGTAAATTAGATAGTGATTTAGATCAAGTTAAGTTTATTCGACAGATTAAAGATTTCTACAAAACAAAAGGAACAGAAGAGTCATATAAAATTTTATTCAGAGCTTTATATGGTGAAGAAGTTAATATTATTAAACCATCAGAGTTTTTAATTAAACCATCTGATGCTGATTATGGATTTGCACAAGATTTCGTAGTTAAATCAATTACAGGCGATCCTCGTGATTTAAAAGGATCAACTCTCTTTCAAGACCTTGATGAAGATGATATTAATATTCGTGGAGCCTCTGGTGCGATATCAGATGTCAAAGACTTTTTATATGGTGGGGAACATTATTATCAGATTAGTGTATCAAAAGATTCTATTGATGGTAACTTTGTGGTTCCAGGCAGAACTCGTGTGACTGATGCTGTATCAATCGGTGGCACTGTCATTACAGTTGATACTACAGTTGGATTCCCTACAAGTGGTTCTTTATCATTACCAACTGCGAGTGTTGCTGGAGTTGTCACTTATACAGGTAAAACTGCAAATCAATTTGTCGGAGTAGACACAGCCGTCGATACTTTAAGTATTGGTGATGATGTAAGATATAATAATGTTGCGTATGGATATTCTTTTGCAAATAATACAAAGAAAATTGAAGTTTTAATTACAGGTGTATTAAAAGATTTTCCAATACCTGACAATACTTTTTACTTTAATAAGGGTGATAAGGTTAGAGTTGGAACATTTGGAGCTTACAAAAGTTCAGAGGATAGTAATTTTGGATCATATGTTTATAACACCTCTGTAAAATTTACTCCAAAGACCGTTACAAGACAATCAAGCAGTAGTTTTAGTATTGAAACTCTTTCTGATCACGGATTTTTAGAGGAGGATGCGATTGAAGTTCTAGATGGACAATCTGATTTTGTTGCATTAGGTCGTGTCTTGAGTGTTATCAGTAGTTCATCATTTATTGTGGGTGATTTGCCTGGCGTTGGTATAAACAATTTTGCATTTATAAGAAGAAGATTAAAAAGAGGAAATAGTTCTCTTCATGATAATATTACAAAATACACCACTGATGTTCAGAATGTATATGATCATGATAGTGACAATGCACTCGCACTACCACCACACCCTCACGCATACGTCGCTTCGCCATCAATTCCAAGTTTAGGCAATGAACCTATAGTTGCACCAGACCGTTCTGTAACGTGGACTGGCGCCACTGGCGGAGACCTTATACAATTAATACAGGTTACAGAGGGTGCGGCAGATCATGGATTCTATTCTGGAGAAGTTGTAACATATAGTGTTGTAAGTGGTAATCTAGGTCAGTTAATCGATGGTAAAAATTATTATGTAAGTCGTGTTGATTCTAATAACATTCGTCTTGCAAACTCCTTACCTGATTTGGTAAATGGTGATTTTGTAGATGCAACTGGAGATGGTACATTTAAAATCTCCGTTCCTGACTTGGCTGGTAAAAAATTAGATCATCAAAAATTATTAAAGAGATTTTCGTTGAATCCAGTGTTTGATGGGGCAAGGCGTGAGACAGCGCCAGGCACCACTGGCATGCTTGTAAATGGCACGGAGATATCAAACTATAAGTCGGGTGATGTTATATTTTTTGGTGGTGTTGAGAAGATTGATGTTTTAGAAGGTGGTTCTCAATACGATGTCATCACCCCACCAAAAGTTAGTCTTGAAAGTCTAACTGGTGCTGGTGTGAGTGCAACAGCAAATATTAAAGGTCAGTTTGAAAGAATCGATATCATAGAACCAGGCTTTGATTACACTACACCACCTAAGATTGAGATTAGTGGTGGTAATGGTCAAAATGCAATTGCAAGAGCAAGATTAAAACAAGTTGATAATTTTATAGATTTTGATGCATCATCAACAGGTAATGCAATCAGTATTTCAGAGGACACTATTGGTTTTGGAACATTTCATAAGTTTCGTGATGGTGAAGCTGTAATCTACAAAACATTTAACACTGGTGCGATTGGTATTGCAAGTGCTGGTATCACTACAACTTTAATTCAACAAACACCAGATCAAAGACTCGTTGATGAATCTGTTTATTTTGTGTCTAAAGTTAATAGTACAACTATCAAACTTGCAAATAATGAGAATGATGCATTAACTAAATCAAATTTACTTAATCTAACTGGATTTGCTGATGGTACACAAAGATTTCAGAGTGTAAATAAAAAGTTTGTTTTAGGTCAAATTATTATAGAAAACCCTGGCGAGGGATATGAAAATAAAAGAAGATTAATTCCTACAAGTGGTATTAACACATATTCTGATTTTCTTGAGTATAAAGATCATGGATTTGAAGATGGTGAATTAATTAGATATTCACACTCAGGAATTGGTGTAACTATTGGTGGTTTAGATACAGACCAAGATTATTATGTTTTAAAAATAAGTGATGACCGTTTTAGACTTGCATCCGCTGGTATCGGAACTACCTTATCTAATATAAATTATCTTACAAAACAATTTGTTGGTTTAAACTCAGTTGGATCTGGAGACCATATATTTAATTATCCTCCAATTGTCGTTAATGTAAAAGGAGAAATAGGAGTTAACACAACAACAGAAAACTTTCATGCAAGAGTTAATCCAATTGTAAGGGGTTCAATAACATCAATTAATGTTGAAAAACCTGGCCTTGGATATGGAAACGATACAACCTTTAACTTTAGTATTCCACCTCAAGTTCGTGTCTCCTCTGGATCATCATCTGAATACAAAGCGATTGTAACTAATGGCAGAATACAGTCTGTGATCGTAACTCGTTCTGGTTCAGATTATACATCCACACCTGATTTAGAAATACTGGGTGATGGAGTTGGTGCAAAAATTATATCATCTATCAGTAATGAGAGAGTTGATAGGGTTATTGTTGATAATGGTGGTGTTGGATATACAACTGCAACTGTGTCTGTTCAAGAGGTGATTCCTGGCACTGGTGCAATATTCTTACCTAAAATTAGATCTTGGGCGGTTAACAATGTTAAAAGATACGAGGATATATTCTATGGAGATGATGGTTTCTTATCAAGAGGTGATAATGATGAGGGAATCAAATTTACATCATTCTATGCACCAAGAGGTCTTAGAAAAATATTAAAATCAAAGAATAGTGATGGAACTATAGATTATACTTCAAATGACTTGAATATTTTAAACAATGCAGAACAAGTATCTTTAAATCACTCACCTATTATAGGGTGGGCATATGATGGTAATCCAATTTACGGCCCATATGGATATGATCGAAAAGATGGTGGTGTTGTAAGAATCATGAGGTCTGGTTACTCTCTTAAAACCACAAGAGAGAATGGCCCTCCAATATCTACCTTCCCTCTTGGATTTTTTGTTGAGGATTATGAATACCTTGGCGATGGTGATTTAGATGAAAATAACGGTAGATATTGCGTCACTCCAGATTATCCAAACGGAACTTTTGCTTATTTTGCAACAATCAACCCAAGTGAAAACGAAACAAGTGGAACATTTAAAAACTTCCGTGCTCCAGTATTTCCATATCTAATTGGTGCTAACTATGCTGCAAAACCAGATGATTGGAACTTTATTGAAACAAATAATCAAGACTTAGATTTAAATACATTGAATCTTCGTAGAAATACAAATCCTTACAAAATTGAGGGATCTGGTGTTGACTATGAAGGTATTCATGATAGTCGAAAGTTAGTTGACCAAGAAATAGAGGTTAATTATGCCTCTGCTGGTAGAATTAATCAATATGAAGTATTAAGTTCTGGAAGTGGTTATCAAGTTAAAGATAAACTTCAAGTCGTAAGTATAGGAAAAGGAAATGGATTTTCTGGTGAAATATCAACAGTAGAAGGACAGGAAATAATATCGATTGCGTCAACTGTAGTTAAGATTGAAAATGTAGTATTTACATATGATAGGTCAAGTGGAGGTGTAACTGGATTATCATCTCAACCTCATGATTTAGTTATTGGTGATGAAGTCACTGTTTCTGGTCTTTCTACAGACACTCTAAGAGCACTTGATGGAAGACATCAAATTGGGTTCAGTACTTCATTTTTAAAACTAAGCACAGGTATTGGAACAACAGCTGCAACTGGAATTATCACAAGTATATCAGTATCTGGTAATTTATCTCCAAGCTCAGTTGCAGAAAATGATATTCTTGGTATTAATACAGAAAGATTTTTAGTTCTTAATATTGATGATGTTAATAGTAAGATTAGGGTTAAGAGACAGTTTGATGGTGTTTTAGGAACTGCACATACTAGTGCTGCTTTAGTTACAAATTTAAATCGAACTATTTCATTTAATATTGGTATTAAGACTGATATTCAAACAAGAGTTAACATTCCTTATTATTTTAATCCTAGTGAAAGTGTTGCGATAGGAACAGCATCTGGTGTTGGTATTGGTTCAACAGTCAGGTATTCATATCGAGTAGTTGGTGGTGGAACAACAGAAATATTCATTCCAACTCAAAACATCTTCTTACAAGATCATGGATTCGTAACTGGTCAAAAACTTACTTACTCAAGTGATGATGGAACCCCTCTTTTAGTCTCTAATGGAATAAATGCAGTACCTAACTTTAGGTTAACTAACAATTCCCCAGTATTTGCAATTAGAGAGAGTAAAGATTTACTAGGAATATCAACCAATCCTTTAGGTATTGGGTCTACTGGTTCAGTAACTGGTATTGGTTCAACAGCTTATCGTTTATTCTTTGATGATTTTGGAAGTGGAGAAGTTCATAGTTTTAAAACTACAAATACTGAAGTTACAGGTTTTGTAGAAAAAGTAGTTGGAACTGTGGTTTGTAAGGAGGCACATAAACTACAAGCTGATGATCGTGTTTCTTTATCTGTAACACCAGGCATTACAACTTCTTTTGACATTCAATTTGATGAGGTTACAAGGAGAACATTTGTTAATCCAATTAATTTTGGTGCATCTGCTGTTGATACGACATCTAATACAATCACATTTGTAAATCATGGATTTGAAACTGGTGATAAAGTTCTTTATAAATCTGCAAATACAATTAACCCTCTGAAAAGTAATTTTAGTTACTTTGTTGTTAGAATAGATAATGATTCATTTAGATTATCTGAAACTGCATTTAAATCGAAAAAACTTATACCAGATGTTATATCATTGACATCCACAGGGTCAGGACATACAATTGCTCTTATCAATCCACCATTGGTATTGACTCGTGGTTATAAAGTTGGATTTGCTGTATCAGACACATCTTTAACTCAAGTTATATCTGGAAAGAGAAGACAAGTATTTGATTTTGAGTTATTCAGAGATGAAAACTTTACAAACCCATATTTTAATAACAAAGAAGATGGTGGATTCCAAGTTGTTGGTGTAGGAACAGTTGGCGTGACAACAACTGCAAGAGTTGATCTTTCTGTTACATCAAACACTCCAGAAGATTTATTCTATAAATTAACACCTGTTAACTTAGGTATTAATGCTCCATTTAAGAGAAATCCAATTGTTGACACTGACGTTATTAATCATTCTAGTTTAAAAATATCAGATAGTGGTTACAACGGTGATTATGTAATTACAGGAATTGGAAGCACTACATTTTCATTTGTGTTACCATTTCAACCAGAGAAGGATGGTTATACAAAGAATGAAGCTACAACTTTAAAATATGCTACATCATCTACTACTGCTATTGGTGCGATTGATAAAATACAAATTATATCAAAAGGTAGAAATTATCAAACTATTCCAGTTGTAACTTCAATTGGATCAACTCTTGGAGTTGGTGGCGTAGTTAGATTGAATAGTAATGAAACTGGTAAATTAAGAAGATATACAATTAAAAACTTAGGATTTGACTACTCAGCAGATAAAACAATTCAACCATCTGTACAATTACCACAAATCTTGAGATTAGATAGATTATCTAAGATATCAAGTATTGGTATCAGTTCTGGTGGTAAAAACTATCTTGAACCACCAAATATTGTTGTTATAGATCGTGTAACTGGTTTAGTTAAAGATGAGGTTATAACAACGGTAGAACTGCAAGGAACATCTGTATCTAAAGTTAAACTTTTAACAAACACAAACTCATTATACGATACGAATCCAAGAATTGTTGCCACAAATAATAATAATGGAATAAAAGTTAAAGATCTATCATTTACAAGTGGCACTAACTTAGTAACTCTAACTCTTGAAGGTGGGTATGATTCCACAACATATCCGTTTATATTAGGAGAAAAATTATATGTTGAAAATATAGGTATTGGGTCAACAGGAAGTGGATTTAATTCATCAGATTATAATTATGAACCATTTGTAATTACTGGAGTAAACACCAATCCAGGCGGAGGAAATGCAACTGTATCATATAATTTGGATAGGTCGGTTACACAGCCAGGTATCTTTAGTGGATCTTCATCATCTGGACAAGCAATACCATTTGTAAATATTGCTGCGTTTGATATAAGTGTAGATACAAATCAATTTAGTATTGGAGAAAAAGTAAGCACAGGTGACAAGGAAGGAACAGTTGTTGCATGGAATGAGAACAACAAGTATCTAAAAGTTCTTTCAAACGATACTTTTAACGTTGGAGAGTCAATCAATGGTGAATCATCTAAATCAATTGCATTAATTGAACAAACTACCAAGTTTAATTCAGTATTTAATATTGATTCAAACTCTGAATTTAGAAGTGGTTTCCGTAAAGAGACTGGAAAACTAAGCACAGAGCTGCAAAAACTTGCAGATAATGATTACTATCAAACATTCTCATATTCATTACAAAGTCCAATTGATTATGATACATGGAAAGATCCAGTTAATAGTCTTGGACATGTAATTGGATTTAGAAACTTTGCAGATGTAAACATTGTATCAACTGCATCAACTGATGATAAAAATCGTAGTAATGCCTCTGTTGGAGTGTCTTCATCTCCTGTCGTTGTTGTTGCAGATTTAGTCAGTGAAAATGAGTCTGTTCACAATTCATATGATTTTGATTTAGTTACAGAAAATTCTAAGAATATTTCTGGAATATTTGCTTCTGATGAAATTAACTTTAGAAATAAAATTCTAACAGACTATATTGAATCAAGAACAAACAGAGCAATTTCAATTGATAGTGTAAGTTCTCAGTTTAATGACTTACCTCGTGCAACTGCATTCTCTGATGTGTTTGCTTTTGATATTGATGAGGTTGATGGTGTTAAGTTCTATGTTTTACTCTTTGACACCAGATTTTCAGGTGAAAAAGAAATTATTCAGGTTAACTTGCTTCATGATAGATCTATCGGTTACATGATGAAGTTTGGTCGTGTTGAAACCACAATTGATCTTGGTGATTTTGATTTTGCAATATCAGGAACAACAGGTAACTTAAGATTCGTTCCAGCTAAGTCTAAGTTTAATAATTATGCGTTAAGAATATTTGCACAAGAAACATTTAAAAATACAAAACTAGCTGTAGGAGATATTGGAAGTTCGATATCTGTTGGAACTGGTGTTAGTATTATATCCTCATCAGCTGGTATCGGATCAACAGATCCATCTCCAGTTCAAGTTGTGGGTTTTGGAACCACTGCATTTACAACCACTAAGTTACTTGTACAGACACAAGAATTAGGTGGTCAGGAGAGAACTCAAATAAATGAGTTAGTTGTATTGAATGATAGTGAAGAGGTATATCTTTTAGACTATGCACAGATGATTAATGATAATATATCTGGAACTAACGCTCCAAGTGTGGGTCTTGGAACATTTGGTGCAGATGTAAGGTCTGGTATTACTAGTGTTTACTTTACACCTGAGACTGGAATCGGTGTGACAATGAGAGTTCATCAGACATCCATAGGTTCAACTGCAACAGGTATTGGAAGCACAACTATATCACTAACAGAGATATTAGCTACAACAACTGATATTGCTGCAACAGGAACTCCACAACCAACAAGAATTAGTGGAATCAATTCAAATACATACACAGCCTTTGATGCGTTAATTGAAATACATGATACAACGAATGACAAATATGCTGTCACTCAAGTAACTGCGATTCATGATGGCACAACACCTTACTTCACAGAGTTTGGTTACATGGATAACTTCTCCACCAATGTTACTAGTTTCTCTGGTATCGGAACTGTTGGTGTTGGATATTCATCTGCAACTGGTGGTGATATCGAACTTCGTTTGACTCCTCCAGCAAACACAGCAATCACAACTAAAGTATTCCAATACAACTTTAATGAATCTGGAACTGGTGGTGTTGGTTTTGTTACATTTACAGACTCTAGATTAAAATCTGCTGAGGGTTCATACACTGGAACAGAGAATGACATTAAGTTTTCATTCCCTCTAAAACACGCTGGAGATCCAATATTCCATAAAACTTTTGATTCATCAGATGCTGCTGTAGTTGATGTTACAAATAACACATTTATAGTTAATAATCACTTCTTCCAGACTGGTGAAGAAATAACTTACACACCAACTGGTACTGGTACAACAATGAGTATTGGTATTGCAGCAACAGCAATTAGTGGAATCGGTGTCACTACTAAATTACCATCCACTGTATTTGCGGTTAAAATCGCAGAAAACAAATTTAAAGTTGCTAGAACTGCCACTGAGGCACTTCAACCCATTCCAAAAGTTATTGATATGTCAGCCGTTGGAGTTGGAACAACTCATTCATTTACCTCAAAAAATCTTAACTCTAAGGCCCTAATAACTCTTGATAATAATATTCAAAGTCCAGTTATACAGTCTCCTGTAAATGTCAAACTATCATTTGATGCATCATTAGAGACAGACTTCATTACAATAACTGGTATATCATCATTCTTCTCAGGTGATACAATTAAAGTTAATGATGAGTTTATGAAGATTGATACTGTTGGTATTGGATCTACAAACCAAATACTTGTAAGAAGAGGAAGACTTAATTCTGCAATCGCAAATCATAGTGCTGGTGATACAGTTACTAAGTTCTTAGGTAACTATCAGATTGTTGAAGATACAATTAACTTTACAGACCCACCTAAAGGTGAAAAAGGCCCAGCTGGGTTGACAACCACATCTACGTTTGCTGGTCGAGTCTTTACTCGAACTGGAGTGCCTGGAGGAACACAAGAAACTTATGCAGATAACTTTGTGTTTGACACTGTAGAAGAACAGTTTACAGGAATCGCAACTAACTTTATTTTAAAGTCTAGTGGTTCAAATGTAACTGGATTTGCGACAAATACTGGTGTGATTCTTCTAAATGAAATATTCCAAAATCCAAATGATGATTATAATATTGTTGAAACTGCTGGTATTACTTCTGTAAGTTTCACAGGTGTTGGTGCTACAAACAATTATGATGTAAATATATCATCAGTTCCTAGAGGTGGTATCATTGTTTCTGTTGGTGAAACTACAAACTTTGGTTATCAACCTTTAGTCGCTGCTGGTGGAACTGCGATTGTATCTGCTGCTGGAACTGTTGAGTCTGTGTCTATTGGAAATAGTGGTTCTGGTTATAGAGTTGGATTACAGACAAATATACTTGTTAAAGCTCGTGCAAGTTCTGGTATCGTAACCATAGGTAAGGCAAATGTATCTGCTGGTATAGTTACATCTGTCACTATTACAAATGGTGGTGGTTCTGGATTTAGTTCTGCAACTCCCCCAGTTCTTGAGTTTGAAAAACCACTTAACTATGAAAACTTAAGATTAGTTGGTAGTTCTACAGGTATTGGTGCATCTATATCAGTTCGTGTCGGTGCTGCAACAAGTATAATTAGTTTCCAAATTACAAACTTTGGATATAATTATAAGATTGATGATGTTCTTACATTAGAAACAGGTGGTCAAGCTGGCATTCCGACTGACGCATCAGCTGGATCTACATTTAAAACTTTCCAATTAACCGTTCTTGATACATTTAATGATAGTTTTGCTGGATTCACATTTGGTGAGTTAGAAAAATTAAACACTTTTGAGGATTTATTTGATGGTGATAGAAAATCATTCCCAATAACTAAAACTATTGGAGCAGTTGAAACACCAATTACTATAAGAGCTGCAAAAGGATCTCCAATTAAAGTTGCAGATAACACTTTAATATTCTTAAATGATATTCTCCAAGTTCCTAATGAGAGTTATGTGTATAGTGGTGGTTCACAAATTACATTCTCTGAAGCTCCTAAAGCTGATGACAAATTGAGAATTTATTACTATCGTGCATCTGATGATGACGTATTAGAAGTTGATATTTTAGAAACAGTTAAAACTGGTGATCAACTAACAATTAATAAATATCCTGATATTGGTTTGGATGATTCATTCCAACAAAAACCAAGAACAGTTACAGGAATTACAACATCAGATACAGTAACTACAAACACATATATTGATGCTGGAATTACCACTGTCAGAACACTTCAGAGACCAGTCACTTGGAAGAAACAAATCCAAGATGTTTTTGTAAATAATATTGGAATAGGAAAAAATAGAATTGAATTAGAAGCCAATATTAGACCAACTGCTTATATTATTAAGAGTGTATCTGCTGGTTCAACTGAAGTCTTTACTGATACAGCAGTTCCATTATTTAATCAAGTTGATGATATTGTGGAAGTAAAACAAAAAGTTTTAATTCTTGATCGCACAACTAAAACTGGAGTCGCTGCAACAGCAGTTGTTTCAGCTGGTGGTTCAATAACCAGTGTTGTAATATCTGATGGTGGGTCTGGATATACAGTTGCACCAAAAGTTTCAATTGGTGTTACTGCTGGAATCGGAACAATTACCGCTGGAGTCGGAACAACATCAGGAAATGCTACTGCTGATGCAACAGTTTCTGCTGCTGGAACGATATCTGCAATCACAGTTACATACGCTGGATTTGGATATACACACACTAATCCACCATTAGTCATGGTTGAACCAGAGTCTGTAACTCAAGATGAATTATCCAGTATTAAATATCAAGGTGATTTCGGTGAAGTGGTTGGAATTGGAACATCAACTGTTGCTGGAATCGGAACAGCATTACAGTTTGATTTGTTCATTCCAAAAGGATCTGTTCTTCGTGATGCATCAGTTGTAGGGACTGCTGTAACTGTAAGTGGTATTGCATCTGGATATTACTTTACTGTATTTGATAGTAATGTAGGAAACGGATTAACATCTTATGATAATCCAATTGGAATTACAACAGTTGGAATTGGAACTTCCTTCCTAGATAATATATACAAGGTGCATAGTGCTAAAACTATACAAGGGCCTGCTCTTGGTATTGGTGCAACTGCTTTGAGAAGAGTAACTGTAAGTGTCAGTTCAACTGAAGGTATCGGTATCGGAAGTGGTTCATTCGGTAAATTCTCATGGGGTCGTCTGCACGACTTTGTTAAGAAAGATACTAGTGTGTTTACTGCAATCACTGATGATGGTATTACAGGAATCAAAACTGGCCCTGTGGTCATTAGAACTAGGGATTTAAAAGAGTCCTATTCTTAATATAAATAAAAACAAAAAGTCATTGATAAAATGTCAGCAATTATAACTGATCAACTGCGAATATTAAACTCTGAGAATTTTGTAGCGGGGATAGCTTCAACTACGAATAGTTATTATGCGTGGATTGGTCTTCCTAACCCAACAGATTTTCAGTCAGATTGGAGTGAAAATCCACCTTCACCAAAAGATTCTTTTAGTGAAGAGAATGATTATTGGGATACAATGATCGCACTCAAGAAGTTGAATTCAGATGATATTGCAAGAGTAGTTAGAAAAATAACTTGGTCATCAGGTACAACATATGAGATGTATCGTGACGATTATTCTCGATCAAACTTGTCACCACAAACTAGTTCAACTAACTTGTATGACACAAATTATTATGTAATGAACCAAAACTTCCGTGTTTATGTTTGTTTACAGAATGGAACAAACCCAGAAAACACTACTGGAAGACCATCTCTTGACGAACCATTGTTTACAGATTTAGAACCAAGATCTGCTGGTGCCTCTGGAGACGGATATATTTGGAAATATCTTTTTACGATTGACCCAAATAGCATTATTAAATTTGATTCAACGAGTTTTATACCTTTACCACAAAATTGGTCAACTAATAATGATGTTGCTGCTGTTAGAAACAACGCTTCAACTAGTGGACAACTTAAGATTGTTACAATAACAAATCGTGGTGTTGGTTACGGAACTGCTGCAACTTACAACAATGTTCCCATTAAAGGTGATGGAAGTGGTGGTAGGTGTTCTGTGGTGGTGAATGCTGCTGGTAAAATTGATTCAGTTGAAATAACTAACGGTGGTTCTAATTACACATTTGGAACTGTGGGATTAGGCGATGTTGGATTAACAAACCCATCTGGTTCTACCGACGCTGCATTTAATGTGATTATTCCTCCTCAAGATGGTCATGGTGCTGATGTGTATCGAGAACTTGGTGCAAATCGTGTCTTAATATATTCTCGTTTAGAAAACGATACATCGAACCCAGACTTTATCACAGGAAACCAATTCTCTCGTGTTGGATTATGTCGTGACCCTCTTGCATTTGGATCTGATAATAAATTAACTCTTTCAAAGGCAAGTGCTGTTTATGCACTAAAACTCACTGGTGCTGGATCTACAACCACAACATTTACAGCAGATTCAGAGGTGACTCAGGAAATTGGTATCGGTTCAACAGCCGTTGGTCGTGTGATTAATTATGACGCAACTACAGGTGTTCTTAAATATTGGCAAGACCGAAGACTTGCGATATCTACAGATGGAACCGCACCTTCATATGGATTTGAATTATTCAGATTCAACGCTGACCCTGCGTCTGGTGCTGGAACAACTATATTTGGCGGAACAAGTAATCTAAATATAGATACCAACTTCGGAACCTCTCTATCGCCTGGTCTTTCTACCTCGATAAATAGTAGGACTTACAATTTAGGGATGAGTTTCGTAAAAGGTGTTGCCAACCCAGAGGTGAAAAAATATAGCGGTGATATCATTTACGTTGATAACAGAGCTGCTGTTACTCGCAGTTCACAGCAGAAAGAAGACATCAAGATCGTACTGGAATTTTAAAGAATCATGCCACAGGAAACCAATTTAAACGTATCGCCATACTTTGACGATTTTGATAAGAATAAGAATTTTTCTAGAGTTCTTTTCAAGCCAGGATCTCCAGTTCAAGCAAGGGAACTAACCACTTTACAATCGATTCTACAGAATCAGATTGAACAATTCGGTACTCACTTTTTTAAAGAGGGTTCAAAGGTAATTCCAGGCAACTTAACTTTAGATATTAACTTTACATGTGTTCAAGTTGAAGAAAGATTTTTAGGTATTCCAGTATCATTATATACAGATCAGTTAGTAGGATTAAGAATTACTGGTTTAACTTCAGGCGTAACTGCATCAATACTAAAAATATTATCAAAAGAAGATTCTGAAAGAGATAATTTAACTTTTTATATTAGTTATGAAAACTCAGGTGATGATTTTACTACTGAAGAATTTAGTGATGGAGAAAGCTTAATCGCAAATAAAGATATTGTTTATGGTTCAACCGTAATCGCTGCAGGTGAACCATTTGCAAATACTTTAGCATTTGAAGCAAATGCAGTTGGATCTGCGATGTCAATTGGGGAAGGTGTATATTTTATTCGTGGAACTTTTGTTCAAGTTCAAAATGAAACTTTAATATTAGATCAATATGATGATGACCCATCATATCGTGTTGGATTTGATGTTCAAGAAAATTTTATCAGCGCTGATGAAGATCCATCACTAAATGATAATGCATCAGGATTTACAAACTTTGCTGCTCCTGGCGCTGACCGTCTTCAAATTAGCGTTAGTTTAACAAAAAAAGATCTTGATGATAACAATGATCAAAATTTCATTGAAATTTCTCGTATTGAAGGTGGTGATATACAAACATTTAAATATGAAACCCAATATAATTTAATTAATGATACTTTAGCTAAAAGAACTTACGATGAATCTGGAGACTATTATGTCAAACCTTTTGAAGTATTTGCAAAAGAGTCTTTGAATGATTCAATTGGAAATAAAGGAGTATATACAGCAGAACAAGATACAACTCAAGGAAACATACCAAACGATGATTTATTAGCAATTCAAGTATCGCCTGGAAAAGCATATATTAAGGGATATAAAATTGAAAGAGTATCTAATACTTTTCTAGACGTAGTAAAACCAAGAACTACAGAGAAAATTGAACAAGAAGCTGTAACTTACGAGACTGGTAATCCTCTATTTGTAAATAATATTTCTGGTTCTCCAAGTTTAGGTATTGGAACAACTGCAACGGTTTCTTTACTTGATAAAAGAAAAGGTGGTGGTGGTTCTGAAATTGGACTCGCAAGACTTTACGATTTTAAAGCACAATCTGCAAGTTTTGTAAATGAAACAACACCATATGAAGTTCGTTTATTTGATATAAAAACATTCACCAATGTCAAAGTTTCAACTGCAATTACCTCAGTATCAGTTGGAGATCATATACAGGGTGGTAGAAGTGGTGCGACAGGATTTATTAGATCTGCTGGTGCAAATGCAAATGATCTTAGTTTGATAGATGTAAATGGTGAATTTATAAAGGATGAATCTATATTAATAAATGGAGTTCGAGACGGAAGAGTTATCACTAAAGTTGATAATTTTACATTTAATGATGTTAAATCTCTTCAAAGTGCAGTTGGTGTTTCTACATTTTCAGCTGATGTGGCTCTTGATAATCTTATTAAACTAGGAAGTCTTGCTTCTGGTAATTTTAGATTAAGTAATACATCTGGAAATACTGGTATTATCACAGCGTCTGGACAAAATTTTGCTGGTATTATCACTTCAAATAATATTGTAAGTTACACAGTTCCTGGCGAAACAATTCCTAGATTTAATCGCATTACAGGAGTCACTACAGATGGATCTGCGATAAATGTTGTGGGTGTTACATCAGTAACTGGTATTTGTAACGGTGGAGTCTCTGATGGTTTAATTCCAGGCTCTCTTGATGTAAATGATCTTGTTATTCGATCACCTCGATTTAATATAGGTGATAATTCTCTTACTACACTTCTTAGTCGTATAAATATCGCAAGTCTTGATGTAACTAATACAACTATTCAATTAAGAAAACAATACTCAGATATTACAGTTGCAAATAGTCAGTTCACATCTCCTGATGCTGGTGCAAATTTATTCTTCCAACCATTTGATGAAGAAAGATATTTCATATCTTATAATGATGGTTCAATTGAACCACTTAAAGAAAGTCAAATTGAGATCGCTGCTGATAAGAAAACAGTCACATTTGTGGGATTAAGTAGTGTTGCAGGGAAAGCTAATTTATTTGCAACTGTTTTAAAATCAAAAGTTGTAACCAAACAGAAAAAATTAAATGGAGCAAATACAATAATAATTAACGGTTCAAGTCTCTCTTCTTCTGGGATCGGAACTAACACAGCGAATGATGGTTTAACTTCAAGTAGTGTATTTGGAACTAGAGTTCAAGATAGAAAAATATCTCTAAATGTTCCTGATGTTGTTGAAGTACTTGCAGTTATAGAGTCTAATGATAATGGAGATCCTGATTTACCAACTGTTGCACTAACGACTTATGATGGCCCTAGTGGAAATAATTCAGACTTAATTGTCGGTGAAAAAATTACTGGATTAGAAAGTAATGCTGTCGCTCTTGTTGTAGAGAAACCAAATGTCACAACACTTGGAATAGTTTTCTTAAATCAAAATACTTTCAGTATTGGCGAGAAAATTAGAACAGATAAATCAGGTGTCACTGCTCTTGTAAGCGCAACTACCACTGGTGATCGAAATATAACAAATCAGTATTCTTTAAATTCAAACATAAAACCAACATTCTATGATTATTCATTTATTCATAGAAAGAAAAATTTTGAGGCACCGACAAATAGATTAAAGATTATATTTAAAAATTTCTTTGTAACATCAGATGATGTTGGTGATTTTTTCACTGCATCAAGTTATCCATCTGACTTTGAAAAATTAATACCTTTTGATTCATCAGCTGATGCTTTATTAAGCGATGTAATTGATATCAGACCTAGAGTAGCTGCGTATAACACTTCATCATCAATTTCACCATTTGCATTTCAATCAAGAAACTTTGCATCACAACAAGATAATGTTCCAGATCCTTTAGTTTCTGATGAAAATTTAATTGTTAGTTTTGATTATTATCAACCTAGAAGAGACAGATTGTTTATCAATAAAATGGGTCAATTTGAGTATGTAGAAGGTGTTCCATCCGATGATCCAAAAGAGCCACAAGCGCCTGTTGATGCTGTAGAGATTGCGTCTCTTGAATTACCTGCATTTGTAAGAAATGTTAAAGACATTAAGATTCATAGAAAGAAACATAAACGTTTCACAATGGCTGACATTGGAAGACTTGAACAGAGACTTGAACAGGTTGAATACTATACTTCACTCTCTCTTCTTGAGCAAGACACTGCCAATTTACAAATTACAGACTCAGATGGTTTAAATCGTTTTAAATCAGGATTTTTTGTAGATAATTTCAAAAAACATGACTCTCATCAAATAGGACATCCAGATTTTTCTGCAAGTATTGATCAAAGAGATGGTATTCTAAGGCCAGGGCATTACACAACTTGTTTAGATTTAGTGGTCGGTTCTAGATCATTTATTGGAATCGGAACAACTGCAAATCCTACTTTAGATCTTAATTTCTTAGAGGATATTGATGGTGATAATATTAAGAAAACTGGTAGACTTTTAACATTAGATTATGAAGAGATAGAATTTATTAAACAATCTTTTGCTTCAAGACTTGAAAATCTTAATCCATATTTAATTGTTTACTATTCTGGAAGTATTAAATTAAATCCAGATTCTGATACTTGGACAGATACAAAGTTTGTAGATGCTAATGTTATCATGAGGACAGAAGAATATGACCGAACTATTCGAGAATTAGGAATTGATACTCAAACTGGTCTTGGTGAACAACAGTGGGGTTCATGGCAGACAGATTGGGCTGGTCAACAAGTCGTAAATTCATTTACAAGAACTTCTGTATCGAATTTAGGAAGGATGAGTAACAGCACCTTCATGCGACGTTTCGCAACTCGCCGAGGAGGTAGAGCTCAACTCCCTCCATCTATCAGCATCCGTGGCGGTATGGGAAGAAGAGGAGTTAGAAACGTTCAACGTAGAGTAAATACTACATTCAATGAAATACTTCAAACGACTCGTCAATCAAGAGATGGTATTCAGATGAAGGTTACTCCAGTGGAGACTTCTGAGGTTATAGGAGAAAAACTTGTAAGTCGTGATATTATTCCTTTCATGAGAAAGAGAAATATTGAAATTGTAACCTCTCGCATGAAACCAAAGACTCAATTCTATGCTTACTTTGACGATGTTGATGTTACCAAATTTTGTACACCAAAATTAATTGAAATTAGTATGACAAGTGGTGTATTTCAAACTGGTGAGAAAATTCGTGCTTCTGAAATTCAAAGTATGAATGCACCAGGCGGTGGCCGTTTTACATTTAGATTAGCTGCACCAAATCATAAGGAAGGCCCTTATAATGAACCAACAAAAGTTCTAACAGCAAATCCTTATAACATTGCTGCAGGCATATCAACAGTATATTCCACATCTTCAACAATTTTAAATGTTGATACATTTAGTCTCGCCTCTGCGGTTCAAGGTGAATTTCATGACCATGTTATGAAGGGAATGAAACTTATTGGAGAAACAAGTGGAGCAGAAGCTACAGTAACAGATGTTAGATTAATATCAGATACTATTGGTCAATTAACATGTTGTTTCAATGTACCAAATCCAAATATAGATGCAAATCCACAATTTGAAACTGGTACAAAAACACTTCGTTTAACTACAAGTTCTACAAACTCAAAACTAGCTGGAACAGTCACAGGATCTGCTGAAGCAAACTTCACTTCTTCAGGCTTATTAGATACTAAACAACAAACTATTCAAACAACTAGAGTTCCTCAGATTGAAAGACTTGATATAGAAGACCAGAGAGTTATCAATAATAGAGTAACAAAAGAAGTTGCTCAGAGCACCACAATTACAGGAGAAAGAGATGATGAGGATGAAGGTGGAGGAGCTGGTTCGTCTGGACGAAGAAGAAGAAGAGGAAGAAGGAACGCCCTTCAAAGTAGACGTAACCCCTTCAGAAGAAGATTTAGAGCAAGAAGATTTAATAGGAGAAGAAGAGCTCGAGGAAGAAGGGGAAGAAGGGGAA